TCCGGGCGCGGCTCGGTCACCGAGATCGACGACATGTTCCAGCAGATGTGGAACCTCTACCAGGTGTCGCCGACTGTCCTTTACGTCAATGTGCAGGAGCTGAAGAACATCACCGCCAAGGTGTTGTCGAACGCGTCCGGTCCGCTCCTCAAATACGAGGTTTCTACCGACGGCAACCCCTACGATCTCGCCGCCGCGGGCGCGGTGTCGTTCTATTTCAACCCGTTCACGTTGAATGGCGGCCTCAAAATCCCGGTACGCATCCATCCGCGCGTCCCGCCCGGCACGATCATCGGCTTTGCCGAAAATCTGCCGGTCCAGTACCAGTCGAACGAGGTGCCGAATGTCGCCGAGGTGAAGACGCGGCAGGATTATTACCAGATCGACTGGCCGGTCGTGACGCGCCAGCGCCAGGTCGGCGTCTATGCCGAAGAGGTGCTGGCGATCTACGCGCCCTTCGCGATGGGCGTCATCACCAACATCGCCAACGGCTAGTTCCTAGGCTCGCTTCGCTCGCGCGCTCGCGCTGCACGCTCTCGGCACGAGCCCAAACTCGGCGTCCCGGCGACAGCCGGGACCCATTCTTCGGAGGCACGAACGGCTGAACAGTGGATCCCGGCTTTCGCCGGGACGCCGGCTTGTTGTTTGCGTCCTTCATGAAACCCTTTGTGTCCTTCGTGGTGTCTTTTTAGGAGCAGCTTTCGATGGCCTATGGGGATCTGACAACGCTCTCGGATGTAAAGGCCTGGCTGCAGACCGGCGCAAACCCGTTCCCGGCGACCGACGATGCGCTCCTCGCGCGGCTCGTCACCGCCGCCAGCGAGTTCATCCAGAACTGGCTCGGCCGCCCGATCGCCTCCGCCGATTGGCTCGAGGTGCGCGACGGCACCGGCGGCCAGTTCCTCGCCTTCGCCAACATCCCGGTCACCGCGATGTTGTCGCTCTCGATCGACGGGCTCGCAATCCCGCCGGCGTCGACCCCGGAGGATATTGGCGCTACCGGCTTTGGCGCGGGCTACACCTTCACCCCGACCGAGTTGGCATTGCGCGGCTATGTGTTCACCCGCCGGCCGCAGAACGTCGTCATCACCTACACCGCCGGCTACACGACCACGCCGCCCGACATCGCGCAGGCCTGCATCGAGCTGGTCGCACGGCATTATCGCGAGCGCACCCGCATCGGCGAAGTCTCGAAGGCGCTCGGCACCGGCGAGACCGTCACCTTCTCGCAGAAAGACATGAGCGACTCTGTGAAGACCCTCCTGTCCCAATACCGCGCCGTCGCGCCGGCTTCGGGGTTTGCGCGCCGCCTCGCGCCGACCGCCACCGACCCGGCCTTGCTCGGAGCCGCCCTATGATCACCCCGACGTTTGACGCCGCTGCGCTCACCACCCGGCTTAACGCGCTGGTCGCCATGCTCAATGTAGCAGCGGTGCAGAAAGCCCCTCTCCCGCACCGCGGGAGAGGGCAGCCGGGCCGAGGGGCCCGGCGGGTGAGGGCAACGCATATAGACAGCCCAGCGCAAGGCGCTCGGAGGGTAAGGGTTGTAACGGCTGAAAGATCCTCGCCCGGCAGGATTTTTCGTAAGGCATCGAAACGATGATCGCCCGCGAGTCGATCTACGCCGCATTGTTCGATCTCGCCGCCGACGCCGCCGGTTTTGTCACCGCCGAGCGCCGCCTGCGACATTGGTCGGATGTCGCGCCGGCCGAGCAGCCCTCTTTGTTCATGGCGCAGAAATCGGAGATCGCCGCCGTGAAGACGCTCGGCGCGCCGACCGTCTGGACGCTTCTCGTCGAGCTCTACCTCTACGCCCATTCCAGCGACCCCTATCTATCGCCCGCGACGGTGCTCAACCCGCTTGTCGATGCGGTCGAAGCGGCGCTCGCGCCGGCCGCCACGACGGGGCTGCAGGATCTCGGCCTCCCCTCGATGGTTCAGCACGCCACCATCGCCGGCAAGATCGAGACCGAAGAGGGCGTCCTCGGCGACCAGGCGATCGCGATCATCCCGGTCGAAATCCTCTGCCTGTGACCGCAACCATGAATCATCAAGGAGCGAAGCATGGACAACGACGACTCGAGCATCGCGAAGCCCGAACGCGATGACATTGAAGCCTTGATCGAGCGCTGGTGGGCGGAGCACTTCTCGGGATCGCCGGTCGCGCAGGTGACGCAAGCCTGGAACCACGCCCTCGCCGCCAAGGAAGAGCTCAAGCGCCTCCTGCAAAACGTCACGAGCGCCACGGCAAAAGAATAAGCCCAAACGATCCGCGTCCCGGCGCAAGCCGGGACCCACCCTTCCGCCGCTCATGCCTCTGACAAGTGGAACCCGGCTTTCGCCGGGACACCATTTTTCTGCGCGCGGGGCCGCGCCCGATCCATAGCTCTGATTTTCATTTCTGACCTCTGGAGGATCACATGCAACTCGCCTTCGGCGCCGGCGCGCTTTGGGGCAACCGCACCGATGTCACCGGCGGCGGCATCGGCCCCGACCAGTTCGGCATTCTGCAGGACGTGCAGATCGATTTCGACTGGACCACGAAGGAGCTGTGGGGCCAGTTCCAGTTTCCGGTCGACATCGCGCGCGGTCAGGGCAAGATCGGCGGCAAGGCGAAATTCGCGCGCATCTTCGGCGCGATTTACGGCGATCTGTTTTTCGGTCAGACACCCGCCGCGGGCCAGTTGACCGTCGCCGAAAACGAGGCCGCGACCGTCCCGGCCACGACGCCCTTTACGATCGCCGTCGCAAACGCCGCGAGCTTTGCCGACGATCTCGGCGTCTATTACGCCAACGGCAACAATGCGGGCGGCCGCTTCACCCGCGTAACGACACCCGCCGCTGCCGGCCAGTATTCGGTGAACAGCGCGACCGGCATCTACACCTTCGCCGCTGCCGATGCGAACGCCGCGCTCGCGATCAGCTATGTCTACAACGTCAACGCGGCCGGCAAGAAGCTCGTCTTGACCAATCAGTTCATGGGCTACACGCCGACCTTCAAGGCGACCTTCTACACGACAAAGACGACCGGCGGAGCCGCCTCCGGGCTCGCGCTCGTCTTGAACGCCTGCACCGCCTCCAAGCTGTCATTGCCGACCAAGACCGACGATTATGAAATTCAGGAATTCGATTTCAGCGCCTTCGCCGATGCCACCGGCACGATCGGCACCCTCAGCTCCGCCGAGTAAATCTTTTTCACAATGCGCAGTAAAGCCGATGAGGGGTGAAGCGGGATGATCCTCCCCTGCAACGCGGGGAGGAGCCCGCTTGTCAGGGCGACATCCTGCAGGGCCAGCGCCTTTGCGTTCCTTAGCGTGTTCATCCCACCCTTTGCGTTACGTTCTCTTTTACACGAGGCATGCATGACCGACACGGTACGGCTTGGCGGCCGCGATTTCACCTTGCGCCCGCCGACCCTCGGACAATTGCGTCACCTGCTCGATGCGCTCGATGCCATGGCGGGCGCCTCGGGCGGCGCCTTGATCGACGCCGCGGCGCGGCTCGTCGCGGCCGGGCTCGCCGCCGCGCATCCCGAACTCACCCCAGACACTGTGCTCGATCTCAAGGCGAGCCTCGCCGAATTGAACGCCGCGGTCGCCGCGATCCTCAACTGCGCCGGGCTCTCTCCGAAGGAGTCGCCGCCGGGGGAAGCCGATCCCCGGGTCACGCCCGGGGATCCGGCGAGCCCACCGACAGCGGAAGCGAGCCCCGCCCCATCCGCGGACGTGACCCGGGGATCGTCGCCGTCTATGGCGCCCTCGCCACCGGCTGCGGCTACAGCTACCGCGTGATCGACGACATGACCCTCGCCGAGGCCGGCGAGATCTTTCGCTATTGGGAGGACAACCCGCCGCCGCATTTATTGTTGCAGGCGGTTGCGCGCCTCCTCGGCTGGTAGCTCCCGGTATCATCGACCGCAAACTCCTCGGCGCAAGCCGCGCCGGAGACCGCGCTGGCTGCTCTCGCAGCGATGCCGCCGCACGGTCTCGCGGTCATGCCCGCAACCCAAATCGCGATGCCGCCGCCAATCCTCGATCCCGCCGCGCTCCGCGCCCGCAACGATGCCCGCGCCGCCGGCCTGTGACGGATTGCGGGCGGCTCGCGCGCCGGCATAATTCTGTATGTTGACCGAAAGGGGAGGGGCGATGCGCTGGTTGTCGATAGGCGGCCTCGTCGCAATGGTGGAACTGGCAGCCGCGAGCGCGCCCGCGATCGCGGCGCAGCAGCCGGCCGCTGACGCTGCGCAAGGGCCCGGCTGCCTCGGCCAAAAGGTCGAGGCCTGCGTGCAATCGCTGCGCGCCTCGATGCAGCTCGACGAGGGCCGCCTCGCTTCCGCATTGTCGCGCCGTCACATGACCGACGTCAACGGCCGGCCGTTCGGCGCCGGCCTCGTCAATATCAGCGGCCGCATCCCCGGCCGCACGCAAACGCAGGTGATGCTCTTGCGCCTCGCCCCCGACGACACGGTGGCGAGCGTCGAAGCCAGCCTCCTCGGCGATCTGATCCCGGCGCATGCGGCCGAAGCATACGACCAGAGCGGTGTCTACGACATCGTCGCGCGCATCCTCGGAGGGCGCTGCCCCGGCCTCGAGCGGCTCGCGCTCTACCGGTTTATCGAGAATGCGGTGAAGCCGCGCATCAAGATGGAGCGGCGCGATCTGTCGGCCGGCCTTCTCGGTCGTCACCGGCTGACCGCGCGCGCGGCCGAGGTGCCGTATTGCGGCGCGCATTTCACCTACACAACCTTTGTCGAGTGGACCGGCGCCAACAACATGGAAGCCGGCCGCAACCCCGCCGGCTATTGGTCCATCGAAGTGAAGTAACCCAACGCGTAGGGCGGAAAAGCGCAGCGCATTCCGCCAAACGACCCCCAGATCCCCGTGGCCGGACTTGTTCCGGCCATCCACGTCTGAAATATCTCGGATGCGCCAAGAAAGACGTGGGTGCCCGGCATAAAGCCGGGCACGGGGTTGTGGAATCAATTCGCGCGCGCGGCGCGCACCAAATCAGCTAACGCGGAGGATGCAAAGGCCGCGCGATGGGACGCGATGGCGCTTCAGCGCCGCGATGTCTTCGCGCCCTCTGCGCAGCCTTCGCGCCCTTTGCGTTAGAGCGTTTTCTTTTGTCTCACTGCCTCACTGCCTCTGTGGTGAATTCTCTTGTTGAGGTGACGAGTGGCCGACGACGTGCAGATCAAATTCGGCGCCGATATCGGCGGCGCGCTCAGTGCGCTGGCGTCGCTGAAATCGGCCGTCGCGGGCGCCGTCGGGCCGGTCGTGCAATTGAAGACCGCCTTTGCCGAGACCGAGGCGGCGATCCAGCATGCCGGCGCGGCCGGGCTCGCAATCTTCAAATCCGAGATGCAGGAGCTCGTCGCCTCGCGCGCCCTCAGCTTGCGCCAGGCGCTCGGCTTCGACATCGACTACACCGCACGGCAGAGCGAAGAGGAGCGCGCCCGCCTCGAGCAGGTGCTGGCCAACGACGCGGCGGGCCTCGCCGACAAGACCGAGACCTTCCGCCGGCTCATCGATCTCTCAAACCGCTATTCGGTCGAGGTCGCGCGCGACCAGGCGCGCCTGGCCGAAGCGGCGCGGCACGAGGCCGACCGCCTCGCACTGCCCTACCGGCAGGCCTTTGACGAGATCGGCGCCGGCTGGCGCAACGCGGTCAAGGGACTCATCGAGGGCACGCAGAGATTCGGTTCGGCGGCGACCGAAATCCTGCGCTCGGTCGAGCGCGGCATCGTCGACATGGTCGGTGCGACCGTCTCGAAATTCGGCGCGGGCCCGCTCGCGGGGCTTCTCGGCCAGCCCGCGCCGGGAATCGGCGAGGGCGTCGGCGACGTCCTCGGCAACACCCTGTCGCGCTCGATCTTCGGTGCGCCCGGCCAGAGCGGCGGCGGTCTCTTCGGGTTTCTCGGCGGCCTGTTCGCGTTTGCAAAGGGCGGTATCGTGCCGTCGGCCGCGGGCGGCTGGGTGTTGCCGAATTTCGCCGGCATGACGCCGGCATTGTTGCATGCGCGCGAGATGGTGTTGCCGGCCTCGATCAGCGAAGGGCTGCAGAACCTGATCGCCGACGGCGCAAGCGGCTCGTCCAGCGATCTGCACCTGCATTTTCACGGGCCATCGGACGGCCCCGCGGTCGAGCGCTGGTTCACCGGGCTCCTCGCGCGCAACCCGGGCGCGGTGCGTAACCTTCTGCGCTCCAACACCCTCACCCCCAGAACATTGTGACATTGACCGGAGCCCCCTGCCCGGCCTTGTGCCGGGTACCCACGTCTTCGCCTGAGCGGCTCCGGCGCCTTCGTGTCCTTTGCGCCGCCATTGCGCCCTTTGCGCTAACTAAAAGCGGAACCCTATGACCGCGATCTTTCCGTCATTGCCCGGCCTGGGCTGGTCAGTCGTGAAATCGCCGCGCTTTGCGACGCGCATCCAGCGCGCCGTCAACGGCCGCGAATTGCGCGCCCTCGATCAGCCCTATCCGCTGTGGAATTGGACGCTGACCTACCCGCTGTTGCGCGACCGCAACGACATGCGCGCCATTAGCAGCCCCAGCTACGACGAGCTCCGCACCCTCGCCGGCTTCTTTCTGCAGCAGCAGGGCGCGTTGCAGCCCTTTTTGTTCGACGATCCGACCGACGACATCGCGGCCGCTCAGCCGCTCGGCACCGGAGACAGCAGCCGCACGGCTTTTCAGCTCCTGCGCCATATGGGCGGTTTCGCCGAACCGATCACCGCGCCCAATACCGTCTCGGCGATCTATTTCGACGGGATCCAGCAATCCGCCGCGAATTACACGGTCGATGCCGCGACTGGTTCCGTCACCTTCGCAACGCCGCCGCCTGCGGGCCAGCTCGTCACGGCCGACTTCACCTATTGGCTCCGCGTCCGGTTTGCGGACGACACCGCCGAATTCGAGAATTTCATGCTCCAGCTCTGGCAGGCTCGTCAGACCAAGCTCCGATCCGTCTTCCTCTAGCCGCGCGCCGCGCAGCACGGGACAAAACGGGCAACGCGGAGGTGAAAGGTAAGTGTGCGCTCAGAGCCGCGTCCCGTGGGCCTTTAGCCCCCGGACTCGATCCGTGGGGAAAGCCGGGATCCACCGGTCCGCCGCAAGAGCAGCGAAGAGTGGGTCCCGGCTTTCGCCGGGACGCGGGAAGAAAATTACCTCCGCATACCCCCGCGAAGCGACTCGCGTCCTCCGCGATAAAGCATTTCGTTTCTTCTTCTCACTGTCTCACCGTCTCATTTCGTGAACCCGCATGCGACCGTGCTCCGCCGCGCTCGCCGCTTATCTCGCGGCAAGAGACACCTTTATCGTCACCGATCTCTACACCTTTGCGCTCGCGACCGGCGAGGTGTTGCGCTATTCCGGCTGGACGAGCGCGCTGCAGATCCGCGGCACGCTCTTTCCCGCCGGCAGCCTCAATTACAACGCGCTCGATTACACCGATTTCGCGCTGGGGCCGCGCTTTGGCCGCTCCAAGCTCGCGACGCGGATCGGCGTCGCGCCAACCGAGCTCGACATCGAGATTTTCGCCGGTGAATCCGACACGATCGGCACGTTGTCCTTCACCGATGCGGTCCGGCTCGGCCTGTTCGACGGCGCCGCCATCGAGCTCGATCGCCTCTTCGCGCCGCCCGCCCCTGACGCAAGCGGCGGTCTTGACACCTCATTGGATGCGCTCGTGTGGTTTTACGGCCGCGTCGCCGAATGCGATGCCGGGCGCTCGTCGATCCATATCAAGGTCAAGTCGCTGATGAACCTGCTCGCGACGCAGCAGATGCCGCGCCGTCTTTATCAGGCGGCTTGCACGCATGTCTTTGGCGATGCGATGTGCGGGTTCGACCGCAATACCTTGGCGCAGACCGCGGCGGCGCTCGCCGGCTCGACGCAATCGGAGATCCGCACCGCGCTCTCGCCGAGCCCCGCGACCCTCTTCGACCAGGGCACGATGACCGGGATCAGCGGCGCCAATACCGGGCTGACGCGCACGATCCGCCAGATGATCGGCGGCGTCGCGTACCCGTTTAAGGCGTGGCTGTACCCGGTCATGGCCGGCGACACGTTTCGGTTTCTGCCGGGCTGCGACCACACCGTCGCGGCCTGCCAGAGCACCTTCAATAACCTCGCGCGTTACGGCGGCTTCCCCTACATCCCGCCCCCCGAAACCGCGGTGTGAGGCCGCATCACGGTCTTACACCCCGCCCTGGCGAAAACCGGGGCCGACCCATCAGACGCGCGAACGACCGCAACATAGGTCCCGGCGCAGGCCGGGACCCATCGATCCGTGTCTCGAACCACCGAAAGATGGATCCCGGCCTTCGCCGGGATCTAATTT